GTCGTCACCGTCTTGCAGATTATAAGGTACATATGAGTACGGATCGAATAAAGGGTGTTCTCTGGTCCAATTTCCTAGTTTTTGAATGAGATTAAGATCTGGTGCGTCGAAAACTTCTTCTCCTCTTTTACCCGGAAATAGTTCATATATTGAAGACTTTCCTTGCTTCTTTGCGTACTCAGCTAAAAGATCTTTAGCCTTGGGGTCAGTTTGGAGCCATTTACGAGCGTGGTACGGGTCCATCTTTCCCGCGTTGAGCATTTTTTGGTAGTCTGCCATAGCGAAAAGAGTAGTTGCGTGGAATTACGGCATCAACCGCTTGTAATTCTTCTTAATGGCACCTAAAGGGACGCGCATGAAGCCATCGGGGCACATTAGGCCGGGATTCTTATGCAGCATTCGATTGGTAATTTTCTTCTTTTTGGGTGCTTTAAATTTGCTCGCGCTATCGATATTGTACAAAGCTATCGCTGCGGCGAGAACATGGTCATCATGATGACCGGGAGCAGCTTCGGGTTTGCCCTTATCGTTAATGACAAAGGTTTTCATTTCTTTAAGAACATCAATATCCGGGATATCAAAGTTATTTTCAAGAAGCTCAGCAGCCATATGATCGATTACCGTTTTCCGCGTAATCTTATCGGTGCTCCAGCCAAAGCTTTTCTCAACCATTCCGCTGGAATCATTAAATCGACGCCTCCGATATACGCTTAATCCAGATTCCAATAGATATTTTAACAATGCCAATCCGGAATTGTTTACCTCAGGGATGATAAATGCATCGCCATACCATCGGGCGGCACCTTCAATCTCCTGAGCGAGCACTCCGATATCCAATCGGCTATGATGCAATGCAACCATACGCGGGACATGCCAGTTACCATGCCAGTCTTCATAGGGAGCCTTCCAAACCTGAACAGAATGGAAATCAGGATCGGCAGCAAGACCCTGCATTTGCTGATCCTCCCCGGTGCATGTATCAACCGAGATCAAATATTTGGAATCATACTCGGGTTCCTCATATATTTTCCAGTTCCCAAGGCGGTCGGGCTTGAAATTAGCGGTTTTGCCATCGGTTTGGACGCTCATAGTACCCATTTTAGGCTTAAGATCCGCCGATATCTTGACCATTTTATCAAGATTGGAAACATGGAACCTTGGGCGGGATGACATTAAGAAACATTCCTCGGGGTCACTCGGATATTCCTGACGGAATTTCGAAAGATCGCCATTGCATTTGTCCTGGAGGACTCGTCTGCGCCAATGCAATTGTTCATAGCCGACATCAAATCTTTCCATCTCCTCTTTTTCATCCTCCGTCATGGTGTCCTTGAAATCCTGAAGCTCAGAATCGGAGTGAAATGGGATAACTGAGTCGTCAAATTCAAACCATGCCGCAAATATCTTCGCCCATTCATTGTCCTGTACCCATGTACGATAAAACCAGCCATTGGGGCCGTTGGGTGTGGAGTCAGCTACAACAAGAGATACATTGTCCCCGTCATATAGACTCTGCAAATATCCCAATGCGGGGTCTCTTTCTCCCTGCATAGGCCAGAATGCAACCTCGGTCATATTTCCGACCTGAATGGTACCGGATCGTCCAGCATTCTTTGATCCAGCGGTCTCTTTTCCATAGGCCGATTTGCTTTTTAATTTGATTAAGTCCGCAAGGTTACCGCCGTCGGCTAAAGATCCTCCGTCTTCGGTCCAAGGGAAATGGTCGTACTCCGCGTATCGGCGGTATATTTCGAAAACCTTATCACTTGTACCGCTAATATCCCCCATCAAAGATCCGGCAAGATTTTCATGCTTTCTCATGTGATGATATGTCAAAGCCTGCGCACATGTACTCGCACCCTTCTGACGAGGCTTTAATATGATCATTTTACACGGTTTATCCTCTATTTGACATTTCCGGTAGTGGGCAAACATACGCTTTTGAAGCGTATTAGGCTTGGGCTTAATGTCCTTGCCCCGTTTATCCTTAATGACACCAAAAGTGCTGAACCAAACCTCCGGGTCGATTCTGATTAAATTTTCTAGTTGCTCGGTATTTTCAGTCATTGAACTGGATTTGGCTTATGTGTCGGACTGTCGTCCATCTTCACATCGTATTTATACTCGTATTTATAATGATGATAGTTATGAACCGTGCATGCAGGGATGCTTAATAAGACTATGATTCGAATTAACACTTCCAGCGGGCTCTGGCTGCTTTACCTCTTTCGCCCGTCCAGCTTTTGGAGCGTGCACAAAATGATTTTCGTCTACCGGCCGCTTTACTGCCCTTCTTTACCTTACCTGTGACCGCAGTCTTGAGCTTGGATCCGGGATTAGCTTTGCGATACGCTGCTACCCCCTTCTTTGTCATACCGGCCCCCTTCTTGACTGATCGGTAGTTAGCTCCTTTACCCTTGGTCGTCTTCCGTATGGGCTTACTTGGTTTTCTTTTTGCGGGCATAACTGGCCTTTTTCTTTACTGGTTTTTTCTTTGCGGGTTTTTTCTTCCCGTATGATCTTCCGAATCCTGGCATTATTTTCCTCTGCTCCTTCCTTTAGATTTGGGTACGCAATTAGGGACTTTGCGACCGGATTTATTTTTCATACCAATTGCTTGGTACCCTTTCCAACACGGGCCTTTCTTCTTGGCCGCGCTAGCTTTTTTCTTTTTTGCTGGCATGTTTATTTCTCCTGTTCATTGCCCTCGCCAAAGCCTGACGCTTTGCTACTTCCGCGGGCGTGTTCATATGTTTAATTTGTTCGAGGCTGTGCATTATTCCTCCTCAATCTCATCCAAATCGAAATCGGGCTCGAATTCGACTGTGGTGTCGCAGAATCTCTCGATTACACCTATTGCTAGATGTGACATTTCTAATTCATCTAAGTCTGACTCCTCCCACCAACGGACAAAGACCGCCGATAGCTCGTGTTCAAACTTTTTTCCTGGGCCTATATCTTTGTCTTTGCTCATAAAGTTCCTCCGGTCATGTTCGCAGCTGGGGTTACGCCGGTTCCGGGTTTATACATACTGCTAGTATGGTTGTACATCTCTCCAGGGGTCATCGGACTGCCGTCTGATTTTAAAGCTGTCCATTTTCCGTTAACCATCCGATACTGAACACCCCCCATACCAAATGAACCTTGGGGTTGACCGGCTTGAGCGTTCGGATCTGTTGCATATTCAAAATTTTGGCCAAAATCCGGTTCGTGAAAATCTTCTTTAGCTTCTCCATTGCCAAGACTGTCGTATTGACGCTTAGCTCGCTCCGCTTCCTGCCTTTTGCGAAACTCCTCGATGGAAATCATAGGTTTATTCATCATTATCGATCTCCAAAGGGGCTTCTTTTACTGATTCTGTGTAAACATCGACAATTTCGTTCAAATCTACACCTGATTGTCTAAACCGAGACATGATTTCGGCCGGAGAAGCGTTTTTTTTCGTCTCATTGTTGATATTTATCTCGGCTCGGGTCGCTGGTTTGCCAAATCCGTACTCTAGCATCAATTTTGCCGCGGTTATACGCACCGTATGGGCGGGTGTTTCTGCATATTCCACTCCTCTTTCACCATCTGCACGGTTTCGGCGGACAGTCTGGTTCGCTTTTAATCCTTCACGCAGTGCAACCATAGCTGCATCAAAATCATCATCATGAATGAACTTGTGAACATCTTCTCTCAATCTTGTTACTTGTTGACTAGGCATAAATTTTTTCTGATATGGGTTCCCTTTTGTATAACAGAGTACCTTTTTGGTACCCCCCACACCACCGGATGGGGGTCGGCCTTCAAAAAGATAGTTTTTTATTTCTGTGATTGATAGGCGACTGCGAGTGGTAGTGATAGTGGTACCCGGGCAGAGGTGGGGGGTACGCCCATCTGTGCTTGGGTGGCACTAGTGATAGTACTCGATAGTCGCGAGGCAGATACGAAGTCGATACACTTCCTGTGTGTCGAGTTTGTATGTGACTAATAGTCAACGGCTTAGCTGTGCTGACGCAGTGGATTCAGAATCCAGTTACGGTTGAGGAGAGCGAGGCGTCGGGAAATGGTACATTTCGCGTCCCTCGGTCCCTCAGAGTCTGGAGTGTGAATTTAGTGTGGCAGTGGAGATAAGTCAAAGGTTGACTCGGAGCAAAAAAAGGGCCACAGGCGCAAGCCTGTGACCCGGGGTGATCAACTTGTTGATTAGTCTTTAGCGATTTGGTCGAGATTGGCGAAGCCATTCACGACTTTGAAGGAGGCGGTGAAGGCGTCACCTTCTTCGAGGCCGGCGTTTTGACGCTTGTCGTCAAAGATCCGACTGAGTTTATCTCCATTGGCAGTCTTGACTGTGATGGAGTTGGCGGGTTTGGTGATACTTGTATCAACGGGGCCGACTATACCGTAGTGGATTAAGTTATCGTTGAGGTCGGAGACCGAGAGGATATTTGATCCGCGGGAGGTTTTGATTTTGGAGTCGAAGGCTTCAAGATCTTTTTTACTTACGAGATGTGATTTATTCATATTGAGTATGTTATTTTGTAGTTAGTGTTTGAGTGAAAGATTTCATTCAATACGCCTCATGTAATGAGGAAAAACTAACTTATATTAGAAGAGAGAGGCTTAAATGATAGTATGCTAGCGGACGGCATTGACTCGGGATAAAAAAAGCCCCGCCAGCGGGTGAGGCTGACGAGGCGTGTGTATTGGACTAACTACTGAACAAAGGGGTCATGATTTGAGTGCTTGCATGAGCCATGCTTGATCGTGGCATGCGATGTGTGCGAGCGTAAGTAGGTCTTCATGAGAATAATTACCGCTTAGCATGGATTCGATGTAGGCTTCGTAATGGCATTGAAAGCCATGACTAGCTTTGAGCGGTATTAACTGACGAATGAGATTGTATTCTGCATCGTGTGCTA